AGACGGACAGGCGCTCTGTGTTCCAGCTATCAATCATCTGGTTCATGGCGCGCAGTGCGTCTTGCGATGTCTCAGCCGATGGAACTTCGCCTTCTGCCAGAACACCTAGAAGCCTAAGCGATCCGTTGATTATGTCCCCAGCCGTATCCATTGGTTAGTCTTCCTGCGTTGTGCGGCGGCGGCTGTGCCGCGCCGGCATTTCGTTTACTGATGCCTTTGCAGGCTCTTCAGGATTATAGCGTTCCCAGCCGAAATCTTCATCATAAAACGCTTCTTCTTCTGAAATAGCGACTTTTGATCCGTGCTGCGGGTGGGCGAGATAGATTACGGACATTCAGCACCTTTTTCGTTTTTCGGCGCATCCAGCCGATTAATCAGCATTTGATACGCTGTGATTGTGGCTTGAGCCTGAAGTATAAAAGTTTTAGCTTTTTCTACTTCAGACTCAAGATCACAAATTTCCGAAAGAAGAAAATCTTTCGTAATTTGCATTAAGCGTCCGATACCATGATGAAGTACGGCGTGCCATCGTCGGCCACAATTTTAATTTTGTGCGACAACGCAGCCGAACCTTTCACGGCTACCATAGCAGCCGGAACATTCATCAGGTTGGCAATGGTTCCTGCGCCAGAGTTGGTGAAACGCAAGAAAGATGCGCCGGCCCAACCCACAGCGTTTGGAATATCACTGTCTACCTGAATAGCAGCCAAAGTACCGCCGGGCGTTGTGGACGAACCGCCAAGAGTTGCGCGCAAAGCGTTAGCCGCGCCCGAAATAGTACCGCCGGTATTGACTGATGCCGAAATGTGCGCGCCGTTGATTGTACCGCCCGTTGCAGCGTTTGCGCCGGTTACGACTGAAAACGCACGAAAAGTTTCGCCCGATCCTGTCGAAGTAAACGTCAAACGAGAGTAGCCCAAACGTGTATCGCCTGAAGTTGCAGACGTAACGGCATAGCTACCGTTTAGAACGCCGGCTGACGAAATTGCGATAGGGGCGGCTGCGGAGCCGACCTGAACGCTGTCTAGCATCGGATCGGCATAAGCGACGCCGATTGGTTTATTGTTAGCCATAAAATAACTCCTTAGTTAATTCCATAAGAAGGGAATGTTTGCCCCAGCCTAAACTGGGGCAAACCTATTAGCCAGCGATGCGGTACAGATTGTACGTTTCAGCGCCAGTTTTAACTGCGCGGAACAATACGCTCTTAGAAGCAACGCCTGCGCCTGAACCAACCAACGTCCAGCCAGTACCTACTGTGATAGTAGGAACGCCAGTGCTGGTAGCGATTAAAGAAAACTCGAACGACGAGTTAACTTTGGCGCTGCTGATGTCAGCGTTAACGCCGCCGACACCAGTAACAGCAGGAAGCGCAAGGTCAGCAGTGCTGCTTGACGTGTAAACAACTGCGCCACCAGCCAAATCGGCAGTGGTCAGTGTAGCACCTGCGGTGTACGCAGTAGGGATTGCGGATACGCCCAGCGTGACTTCGCCGAGGTTGCCGTCGCCAACTTGATAACCGCCGGCGCCATTAGGTAGAGTAGCCATGATATAAATCCTTTAAAATGTTTGGCCCCCGGCGAACCGGAGGCCGTGATTAAATTAGCCCCACATCCGAACGGCCATTTGCGGACGGATCGTGCTGTAGCCATACAGAACGTCAATACGGCAAGGCATACGGTCGTTGTTGATGTCGTACTGACGAACAACGCGCAAGCTGATGCCATTGTGTACCTGACGCGAAGCCATATCTACGCCTTGTGGGAGCAGAAGGTCGGCTGTTGCGAAGGTGATGGCGTCCTTGTGGTAGATGAGGTTCTGTGCGTACTGCGTGTTTGCAGCGCCGACGAACGTAGCCGCCTTGCTGTTGGCAGGCAGTGTGTTGACAGTCGCCAAAGCGTGAGCAGCCGAGTAGATCGGAGCAACCGTAACAGTCGCAGCGCCGCCAGCCGATGCCGTAACGCTTGCAAGCGCAACGAACTGGAACAACGAACCTGTGCTTTCACGGGTCTGTGGGTTGACAGCAAAGCAGTCAGCTACAGTGAACACGTCGCCAGCAAGAACCGTCCCTGCGTTGCCCAAACCGGTCAACGAGATCGAAGTTGCACCTTCAGCCGTTACAGCAGCAGCAGTCGTACCGTTGGTACGCGTACCAGTGGTGAACTGCTTGATGGACTGCGACATGTTAATTTCTTCAAAACCAAGTACGCCTGTACCCATCATGCCGTTCTTGAACTGCTTGCTGACAGTGTCGGTTGGGTTGAAGAGGCCCTTCATGCCTTCGACCAAACCAGCGTTAGCGGCTGGGTTGACAGTGGCATAACGTGGCGACATTACGGCAGCATTTTCGTTCAGCTTCTGCTGTGCAGCAAGAAGAACAGCCGAAGTAGCTGGCGTCGTGCCGGGCGTGCCGACAGTGTTACCGATGGTTGCATACGCATTTGCAACGTCAGCGTCGATGCTGGAAGCAAGCTGCGAGATACGTGGCTTGAGAACGCGCTCTGCGAAATCGTCCAACTGCATGGTCAATTCAGCAGTCGTGAAGTTAACGCCGATGTGCTTCTGGTTGGCAACGGTCAGAGTTGTGAACTGCTCGTTGTCGTCCTGTACCTGAAGGGCTGCGCCATCAGTTACAAGTGCGCGGTCTGGAAGACGGATACGCAGGGTTGAACCAATTTTAGCACCTTCAACAGCAAAGCTGTCGTCGTACTGACGGTTTACGTTACGTGTAAGAACAAGGTTGTTTTCGAGAATCTCAAGCGCCTTGCGCGTGATCATGTCGATTGTTAAAATCGAGTTAGACATGGTAATAATCCTAAATTATCTGTTGCGTTGTGCCTCGAACTTCTTGATCTGCCGTAGCCGTTCTGCCTCAATCCAATCTGACGTACTCATGGACTTTACCGCCCGTGGGTCTGTCGTATCAAATGTCGGCGCACCAGAGGTGCGGGCAGTGACAGGTGCAATCGGTGCCGGGGCGTTGGAGGTTTTTTTGAACGTAGGTTCGGCTGTAAGCCGCGCCTCGATCATACCAATTTCCCTAGCTTGCAAAATGGGGTCCATACGCGAAATACGCTGGGCGTCTTTTGTGTTGATGCCTAAGTGATAAATCACGTCAGGACCAATATCGGACGCTTGTATTGCCATCGCCATCGCGTCGGTGATTGGAAGGTTGGGGTTATAGGCGACTTGTTCAAAGTCGTCATATTTGTCCCGCGCCGCCTCTTCACGTTCGTGATAAGACTCTAGCATTGCACGTTGCTGGCTGTCCTTTTCACGGCGTGCCAGCAGTTCTTCGGCTTTACGTTCGGCCAAAACCTCTGCGTAATCCTCATAAGTCTCAAATTGGTCAGGGGAGATGTCGTGGATCGGCTGCTGCCGTGCCTGCATTTCCTCTGCTCTTTGAGCCTGTTCGCGTTCCCATTTACGCTGCTCTCTTGCGAGTCGTTTGCCTACAATGGCGTCCAAGTCTTCTTGTGTGAAGGTCTTGGGTGCTTCCTGATCAGCAGACTGCTCTTCCGGCGTCGTGTTTTCTACAGGCTCGATTGCTGCCGTGGCTTCGAGTTCTGGCGCGGAGGCATCCGCTTCGGTAAAGACATTATCGTCCATGTTTAACCCTTAAAGAGTTCCTGATGAGCCGCATCAGTACGGTTGGTGGCTAGACTACATCATTTGATGCAGTCTGGCAATCTTGTTACGCTTCTACTTCTGGTAGTGCGTTCTTAGCTTGTTCTGCGGCATAGGCAGCCACTACGTCAGCGGTGTGCGTCGCGGCGCATATTGCCTGCACGCGAGCATCTTCTGCGCTGTAGTCATCGCCGGGGGCGACAACGTGACGGTGGAATGTGCCGCTGATCTGTTCGCCGTCTTCGAGGATGGCAGTCTTGACGCGAACTTGCACGCAGCCATTTTCGATAACTTCGATCTTATCAGCGGTAACTTGTTTCTCTAAAGCCATTTTTATTCTCCTGTTTCCAATCTGGCTATCCCACCAGACATTAGGTTAAATTAATGCAATCTCAGTTACCCTACGCGGACTGATATGTAATCACTATCGTTAGCTACGCCTGCATCTGTACGCACTTGAACTGTGACTGACGTTGATGTCGGTGCGGTAAAAACTTGAATATAGTTGTTACCGGCAAACGAACGTGTAATAGCCGAAATAGGGTAGCCAGCGGGCATTGGGTTGCTGAATGTAATCGTGTAGTTACCCGCGCTGTTGCGAACAACGGATGTTACGTTGCTGCTCCCCGTGATAGTTGCGCCGCCGTTTCCATCAAAAGTACACCATGTTGGCGTAATAGTTTTTGTGGACTCTCTTACGCACGACAATGTGCTGCTTAGGTCGTATTCCTCAACGGTAAACGGCCCAATCAAACGGCCAGAAAAACTGTTGCTTGTCGCGGTATTTGCGCCAGTATTGTTTTCTTGGAAACCGTAAGTTGTTGTCGGCGATCCTTGGCTGTCAACCGCGGTGCAGTTTACAAACTGGTTGTTGCTGCCACCAGATACATTGAACGATGCACTTACAATTTGTTTTCCTGCGTTTTGGACAACAACATTGCAAACCACATTAGCTGTAGGCCCATTGGCAACGCCTTGATCGGTAATCGACACACCGCATTCGTCAGCGTTTACAACAACGCCATTCGACACCGTGCAGTAGGCTGCGCCATTTGCGCCAGAGCGGTTGCCTAAAGAAACGGCATGACCTGCGCTGTTGGAGACATGGAAATCATCTAAGACGCAATACAAGCAGTTGCCTTCAATAGCGATGCCATCCGAAAGCGCCGCAGCGCCCGGTTCAGCGCCTGTATGCGTAATACTTTGCATTATGACAGATGTGGAGTCCTGAACCAGAATGGACTCGCCATTAGTCATATCAGCGCGGATGTTGCTAATCTGGGTAAAGTTGTTCCCTAGATTGTGAACGCCGCGACCATTGATGCTACGAAAATATACGTTGCTGACTACGTTGTACGATCCGTTACCCGTAGGGTTTTTCAAATATACCGCAGCCGAAGATGATGCACCGCCAGTTGAATAGATTTCAGCGCCATCCAGCGTGCAGCCGCCGCAATTATCGAACTCTATACCATGCGACGCAGAACCTGTGGCCCAAACATTGAGTACATTTATGCGCGTGCAAGTAGTAAACAGAGCAATGCTTGTGCCAGTGCCTCTGGCATCCAAGGTCAAGTCGCGGACGGTTGCGTCTGTTGACCCAGTGGTCGCTATAACCCGAAGAATGGACGCCGCGGGTAACTTCAGGATGGTTTCTTTGCCGCCGCCAAAAAGTGTTTTATTGGATGGGATTGACAAGTTTTGAATAATGTAAGTCCCGCATGGAACATACACTAAAGGGTTGGCCGCGAGCGCCGCCGTAAATGCAGCGGTATCGTTTGTAGTGCCGTCGCCCACAGCGCCGTAGTCCAGCACGTTAGCTGCTGCGCCTTCAATCATAGAGTAAGTGGCTTTGGTAAGGCTCATGTCGATATACCTTTAATTTGCACGGTAAACCAAAGAAAAATCAACGCGGGTTCCGTTTTGAAAAACAGTAAGCGGTACTGACATGGTTGTTCCAGCGCCAAGCACAGTAAAGCCACCAAACGTAATTGTTTGACCTGCGGGTGTTACGCCGGGGGTGAGTGTTGTTACGCCGGTAGCTAGGTTGCCACAGTACCAAACTGAGCCAGTACCGCGTGATGAATTGCTGGGGCTAAAGGCTTGGAACGGTAAACCACTAATCGTCGTCGTGCTGCCAGTGCCGAGGATGTTAAGCAAAAGCTGGCATTGAACATAAACCAAATCGCCAACGCGAACGTAAAGGCCCTCTTGAATAGTGTATGTAGCGTCACCGCCGACACTGGGTGTCCAAGCACCTTCTTCATACCAGTTCAGCAATTCGCTGGTCATGCCTGCCGCGTGCGTGTTTGCGCTAAAGTCGATGCCTTTGCCAGCAGTACTCATTACAATGTTGCCAGCAGATGCCAAAATGTTTTTTGTCGAGCCTTGTACGACCAAAGCGTCGGTCGGTGTTCCGCTACCAACAAGTACGCGAACATCATTTGTAGAACTAGATCGGGGGATAAGGACAAGATCGCCATTTGCGCCGCCGGGGAAAGCACTGGTGGTTACGCCAACATATGCAGCCGTGGCGCTAGATGGTGCAGCCGTAATCTCTTGCATTGTGATTGGAATACCGTTTGGCCCAAGCGATGCTACGCTCAAGGTGCTTACTGCACGTCCAGCGGTTATGTTAGCAGCAGAAACTTTTACTGTCGCGCTGCTTTGAACAATTGGCAAAACTTCCGTACCCGCAAGCGGCGTAGAGGCAGAAGTTAATGCTGAGATTTTCTTATCGGCCATTTTAGTTCCTTACGTAGTGCGCCCAATTAAACTACCCATAAACCAAGTTTCAGCAGCCCCTGCTGAAATTGTCTGGCTAACCCCAGAGTCCTGTCGGGCATAAATTTCAATCGTGTCATTAATCAAATCAGTGTCAACTTGGGCGCTGATTTGCACTGATTGTTCACCAATTCCGTTAGCACGGGCAATAAAAGACTTATACGCGCTTCCACGTCTGTAGATGGAAATAATCAATCGGTCTTGATCAACAGCGGCTGACCAACTTATTTGTGCGTTAATTTGATATGTTCCGATTGTTTGCGGCGTCCATGTGCTGCTGGCAAACTTTCCACAAAGGTCATAGACTTCTGTTTGAAACGTGATTTTTTGAAATGTGCCACTTGTTATTGTCTGAGTGGCGTTCTTTACCGCAGAAACGCGAGGTGAATAATCGCCAAAATATTGAGTGCTGGAACTTGGATCAGCAAACGTCTTATCGCCGTGAATCTGGTTCGTCCAAATTTTTGCGGACAATGAACTGATTGAGGACGCAAAATTAAGAATTGTAATTTTGTCAAACTCAATAGCGTTTGATACAAATGCGCCGCCAGCACCAATTTTTACGCCAATCAAATTTGTGACAATGTTATCGCCAGTAATATAGCCGCCAGTAAAGCCGCCAGTGACGCCGTAAAGCTCAACAGCGTTTGTTGCTTGTGCTGACACCACTTCCATATATAGATTATGGAATTGGCAGTCTGCCATATTGGTTACAGTAATTTCAGATGTACCAAAGTTCCCTTCAATACAAGGGCTGTAAAAATACAACCCACGGTTTGCGCTGGTAGTAAGCAAACGAACACCGCCAGCCGCACTTGACGCGCTTCCGCACGCCTCAACGGTCAGATTATAGAAACTGATTGTGTTCCAAGTTCCCGCGTCGATTGCAGTATCTTTAAAAATGCCGCTGCTGTTGCTGGTTTGACCACCACAAGTGTCAACCTCAACATCGTAAAAATCAACAATCCAGTTTTGGTCATTAAAATGAATACCGTAATGACCAAAATTGAAAATATGCACGCGAACCAGAGGCGTAGATCGTTGGTTCCATCCAAGCGTAATACCAATCGCCGCCGCGCCAGCGTTTGTTCCATTCAATTCCATATCTGAAATTGTGAACAGCTTTCTGCTTGGGTCTGTCCCCGTTGCGTTGATAAACGTAGCAGAACCATAATATGCTAACTTGGTGTCGTATTTGCCTTCACCAATCCAGTTGACAGACTTTTTTGTAATCCCAGAATTGCACCGATAAGTTCCCGCAGGAAACAAAAGAGCCTGACCGGAAGCGGCACAAGCATCTTCAGCAGCCTGAATAGCGACCGTATCATCCGCAACGCCATCGCCAACAGCGCCGAAATCCTTGACCGAAACATATTGAGCCAGCTTGTCTTCAACGGTGGTAGCTACGCTTCCCGTAAATGGTGGATCATAACTGACAATCGACGCGTCTACAGCGCCGCTGGTGCTTTGCACTGCGGTCGTAAACTTGACTTCGCCGCCGACGTGTACGCCAGAGGTAAACGTGACAGTGTCGCTGTCCGTCTCCAGATAGCTGTCGCCAACATACTGGTTCACGCCGTCAATGTAGACCGACAGCGAGTTCGTGCCGGGCGTGTAGTTGATCGTCGTCAGGTTAAACACAGTCTGGCCGGCGGTAGCCGTGATGACTTCTTCCTGCACCGTGTAGTTGACAAAGTTCGAGTTGACGCCGGTGATGTTGTCGTAAGTGCCAAGCAGGATGCCTGTGGCTGTCTCAATGACAAACTTATAGACCAGACCGTCAGTCAGCCAAATCTCGCCGCCCGGTACGCGTCCTGCGCTATCCAATATGATAGGGTTGCTGTGCGGCGTAATACCTAGTGCGCTGGTGTAGGACGCCTGCGGCGTGGTTGTGCCGGCTGCATAGGTGTAAATCTTGCCGCCCGACAGGATAACGCCGTTATTGTCGAAAAACTGCGCTGCAAAGCCGCCGATGGGTGAAGGGGTTACTGACATCTAATTACTCCAGCAGCAACAATCCGCCGTCCTCTTGGACGAGGTTGTCTCCAATTTCAGTCAGCAGATTGCCTTGTACAACAGCGTCAGCGTAGCCGGACAGAAAGCTAATAATGCTTCCTAATCCTAAAGAGATACCGTTACGAAGCGCGCCGCCGAAGCCCATGTATCAGTTCCGGTTAATCGGCTTGGCGTACACCGTACCACCTGTGGACACCTGAATGGCGCTCACACGCCAAGGAGCGCCCGACGTGTTGACAGTCAGCACAAAAGGAATTGGCGTAAATGGCGGGATTGGCGTGCTGGCGGTCGTAGCGACAGCGCCGACGCCTACTTCGACGTAGCAAGCCTGATCCGACCAGACCACAACGCCTTGCGCGCCGGGAGGCCATGTGGACGTGTTACCAGCAGTGCCGGTATACGCCACGCTGTATGCAGGATAATCAGCTTTGCTTAGTGGGTTTAAGAGTTCCATAGCGCGTCCTTATGCGAGAAATTTCAGTTTATACAGCGTGCTGTAATACAGGCCAAAAATCTCGTCGATAATGTTTTGGATTGGGGTGCAATCCTTATCGACGACTTTATACCGCATTTCCATCAGTTCGTCTACTTGACCTTCAAGAAACTCGACAATGTTGTTGGTTTTCTTAGCCGACATCAGCGAAATAGGGCCGATGAGGCCGTATTTGCCCTGATAGGCTTCCGCATATTTGTCTGCCAAATCAATGATTTCGCTGTAAAACTTCCGCAACGCTTTATGCTTTGCGTAGCTGCGCGTGTTCAAATGCGTCGAGTGTGCAACGTCACGCGCAAGAAACAATGTACCTACAAAATCAGCGCAACTCATTACATCATTCCTTCAGGGGCTTGTTCTTGCATTGGCATTTCCATCGGCATCTCAGGCTGTTCGCCCATCTCAGGGGCTTGCTGCATCTGTTCGTCCATCTGCGGTACTTCGCGCATTTCAGGTGAACCGCCGATCAAGTCGCCTGTATCCAGCGCGCCTGCAATCGTACCCATGACAATATCCTGAATTTGCTCAGGTGTCATGCTGTTTTGTACCGCAGAGATGCGCTTGGTTTCGGCTTCGTAAGCCTGCACTTCAGCCTTGTACTTGTCGATGGAAATCTTCTGCTGCTCTGCGCTATCTTGGATGTTTTCCATGATGTCAGACACGCGGTTGAGTTCTTGCGACAAGGCTTCGATCTGTTGCTTGGCGGCCATGATTTCAGGCGATTGGTCGCCTTCTTCCAAGACTTTCGGATCAAGGATTTTCTTAAACCGCTTCGCCATTTCCTGCGCTCCGGGCCAATCCATGTTCTTGATGAACAAATCGCCGGCCACAGTCCAAAGCTGCGGGTTGGATTGCAGAATCATCGACATGGCGTCGAGCGCCTCTTGACGCTTAGTCATGTAGCCGGGGCCAGTTGTGACCATAACGTCGTATGTGCCGATTGACGGGTTGTAGATTTTTTCGATCAGTCCGCCATTTTGGTCACGAATTTCCTTGACAGGCTCTTGCTGCATTGGGTCCATTTTGACCATGCTGACTTCGCCATCAACGCCAATGATGCGCGCGATACGCTGTGTGTCGTAAATCTTAGGGATAATATCGACAAGCTGGCGGGTGATGTGACGGATCGCACGGGCAAGGTTGTCAACATAATGATACGTGCCGACATCGCCCTGCTTTTCGCGTGCGGTGATGGCTTTTGCAGACCGTTCGTTGCCTTGCTGGCCCAAAGATGCGTCATACTGGCCGGTGGTGGACTTGATGTCCTCACCAGCGCCCATTTTAGCCTGTATCAGACCTGTTTGCGGCAGCGGTGGGGCTGCACGCTGCGGAAGCGGCAATACGTTCCCAGCGCCGTCTGTAACGTCTGGGTTGACTTCCAAATACGGCCAGTTGGTCGTGTTGGCAGTCTTCCACTGGTTCTCATAGCCCTCGAACTGACCGCCATAGGCAATAAAGGGCGCTTTTGGCGCCAGCGCCAGCATTTCTGCTTCTTGGCTGGTCCAATAGTTGTACATACGCTGTGCGTCTTTGGCGTTCCGCACCAGACCGGACACGTAAATCTGTCCTTGCACTTCAAATTCGTTACCTACGACGCGCACGACAGGTATCCAACTGCCCGGCCATTCGCGCTCGTCCAGCACGTCATAGCCATTGGTCTTCATCCACATGACTTTTTTGCGGTCTACTTCGCGGCTGCGGATCGGCTTGCCGTACATGGCGCGCAGTTGCTTATCCATGTCGGTGTTTTTGAACGCAGAGACGTTGTCTTGGTACAGGTTTAGCGTTTCGCGCTTGCGCTTGTAATAGAAATACTCCGCGACGCGGATAGTGTCTTCGTCAAGCCATGCCGACATACTTTCATCGCCGACAGCGGTTGACAGGATCGACGAGATGGGTGTCGCGTCTGGAAACTCGCGCTCGTACTCGTCTTTCGTCATATCCTGCGTGACAAAGCACCATTCAGCGTCTGCGCCGCATGGGTCTTGGATCGTAGGGTCCATGTAGACGCTAAACGAGTTGCGGACGCGCATAATGCGAACGTCTTGGTCGAAAGTCTCTTCGTTGCAATATTCCGTAATGAGACGGATATAACCTTCGCCGTAGGTGACTTGGTTGTCGCAGGCTGTGTCGTAGGCTACGTCAGCGTCGGACATATACTCGATGTGCCGCACGACGCCGTCGAAGATCGCTGCTACTTCAATGTCAGCGTTATCATCGACAGGGATTACCTTACCGGCAGGCCGGTTTTGACGCTGTTCGTTCGTCACCTGACGGACGTGCTGCGGCAATTTGTTAATTGTCAAGCAGGGACGTGCGTTAATTGTCTGGCCTTGCACCGCACCGCGGGTTGCCAATACGTCAGCAGGCCACTGCCACTGGTTGTCAGGGCTGCCGGCCATGAACCGAAGGTCGTCCAGTTCGTCTTCACGGCTGTCCGAATAGGCTGCCATCGACATCTGTAGCCGATGGCGCATGGTTGCCATTGTATCCGGGTCACCGCGAGTGTTCGCTGGATCGCTACCGATGTCAGCTACATCGCCTACTTTGTTAATACCTGTCGGATCAGCCATTGTGGTTACTTTTTACCTTTTTTAGCGGCTTCACGCTTCACGCTGTACGCGATTGCGACCGCCTGTTTGACAGGTTTTCCGGCGTTTACCTCGGCCTTAATGTTCTTGCGGAACGCGGCTTTGCTGGGCGACTTGACCAGAGGCACTTTATTTCTTCTTTGTTGGCGTTGGCTTCATCGACACGGTCGTGCGGATGACTTGCACTGGCTTGGCAGGCTTTACCATC